AATTTGCGTGATGTGAAGCTCTTTGATCGGTTGATCTGTAAGTCCATTTCCTCTGTCTTGGAGATGTACTGTTCACGGTGGGCTCTGTTCCAGAGTCCCGTGAGGTCATCCCCACAGACGGCAAATGATCGATCATTGAGGCCATCTCTTGTCGCGTTGAAGGCGTTGACAATTGATAGCACAGTCCATGTGATACCGAGTCCCAGCAGGACACTGTTTGTTGTTAGGTGTCCGTGCTTGGGGTTTCCTGGGTAGATGAGACGTTGGGGTCCTAGTAGAGTCTCTACCGCCTCCATCCGTGACTCGCTCCATTCCAAGGCATTCCCTACTCCCCGCATGACCGCTTGTGCTCGGTCGTGTGTTAGGAGTTCCGTGGCTGCCGTCAAGTCTGCACTGAACAAAGTTAGTAACCCGTGATCGCCTTTGTGCGGTTCGAGTTCTATCTTTGACCCAGTCAGCCCTGCTCGGAACCAGGGGTGCCTTGCCAATAGTGGAATGGTCTCTGCCGACACACCTCGTCCGTAGTGTGTCGCCAGAGCGTCATGGATTGTTGCCACTCGTATCTTCCCTACTTCCTCGATTGCTTCTGGCCTGAATTTGGGTTCAAGTCCCATAGTCAGTGGCATTTCGCAGGCGGAGTAGAGTTGTGCGAGGTCTGGTGGTGGTAGAGATTCAGGTGCTAGCCCCACGCCGTAGCCGGTTGAACTTAAGCGTAGTCCAAGCGCTTCTTGCAGTGATGCTTGGCAACCTCCCTTCTTTCTTGTGTGTGAAGTGCATGCGGCTCTCCCTGGGATGGGTGCTCGTGCTGACTTTAGGTCCTCGTTGGAGATCCCGAAGTTCGCTAAGTACTCATCCGTGAGCCGCACATGCTTCCGACGTTTGCAGTCTGTGGTTAGCCTTGTTGCAAAGTCTTCGAGCTGTTCGAGCTCGTCGTCTTCTGCATCATAGGCGTCTTTGAACCACAGGTCGATTTTCTCCTGTATGGCTTTCTCCTTCAGATGTTCCATTCTCCATGGAATGGCTCTGCTGAGAGACGATGCCGAGAATAGTCGAAGCCGCGACGTCGTCGGAAGGATGTTTAGTGGATAAGGCAGACTGACCTTCGTCGAAGGTACAGCTTCGAAAGGCTCATTGATGTGGATTGGTTCTCTCCAGTCGCTGGGGAACCCGTCCTGCGTGAGCTCGCTTTCGAAGGACTCATGGCGCCATGCATGAGATACCTGTTTTGTCCACTTCAGTCCATCCCGAACACACAAGCTGAGGTAGTTAAGGTAACCGAATGCTCGAAGCGCGTTGTTACGAACC